CGAAACGACTATATTGTATTGCTTGAACAACCATTGTATGAACTCCTTTACACATCTACAAAATTGAGTGAGCACTCAATCATTATTCTTGATTATATGCTTATTCTCCATAGATGTCAACTATACTGTTTCCAAAACTTCTAACTAAGTGAGCTGTTCATGATAAAAATAGATCTATTTTTATCATGAAAGATTATCAAACTATAACTCAAAGAAATCCGACTGCTTATAAAAGCAGCCGGATTTTTATATATCTAATTTTTCAAAAAATTTGCCTGTTAACTGCTTTTCTTTTAGCTTCTCAAGCAGCTCATTTTCCAGAAAAGGACTTAGTTCGTCAAAATCTTGACAAACCTTAAAAACAGTCTCTCTGTCCAACCGACCATAAACTAGTTCGTAATAGTCCTTATTATGCTGCCAGTTCTGGTCATAGTTGACATCTGTCCGTTGATAGTAAACGATGTTTTGCTTCGGAGTCAGGTAAATCTTCTGTGTTAGAATGCTTTTCTGATCTTTGGATAACTTGCTACGACTGAAAATCTTAACACCTTGAAAGATCTTGCGTTCATGGATACCTTGATTTGTGGCCTTTAATTCAACTCTTTTATAGTGCATATAGTCACCTCCAAAAATTACTTTCATTATATCAAACTCTGGCAGATTTGCAAGCAAAAATATCATTTCCAAAAGTCTTTCGTCGCCTCTAAAATCTCTTCTGTAGGCGTCACTGTGGCCTCAATAATGCTCTTGCCAGTCTTTTTCAGATAAGCTTGTATCAAATGATAACCATAAGCATAGCCCGCAGCATAGGGCATACCAACCGGAATTTGACCCTGTATCTTCGCGATTTCATCACCGTATAGATAAGGAGCCATTTCCGCCATCCCCGTTAGCTGAAGCTGACTGGAGATGATGGGCTTATTCTCTTCTAACTGCTCTGGACTGGTTGAAGTAACCCAAGGCCCAATGAGATCCTTACCATAGAGCTCAGCCGCAAAAGACTCTGCCAAGCCTTCACTGACTACCCAGTCTGCTAGTGTCGTCTGCTGATTCCATTTGACAAATTGAAAGCGGACATTGTGATTGCACTCATGAGCCAACGCAGCCTGCACACGTGGTAAAGTATAGTCATTTGGTAGCAGACTAAGCATGAGGTAGCCTGGAATTCCGCCATCTCCGCTATAACCCTTATTGAGCTGTAGCATAGGTTTTTCTGGATTGCCCAATAAAATAGTAAAATGGTAATCCTCAACCTCTAAGTCATAGCCAGCCTGCTCAAAAAGCCCAATACTCCTCTTGATGGTATCTTGACAATTTTGCCAGAGTTGATCAGAGCTCAGAGCGTCTATAGCTGGTCTATCCTTTTCTGAGAGAGTTGAGGGTAACTGATTCATAAAACCAAGTAGGAATAGAGCGTCAAATCCTCCAGGATACTTTGCTTTCAGAGGGATGTGTTGCGTTTGGTATTTGGTTGCAAAAGGTGCTAATATTTTCGCTCGAAAACAGCCTTCTCTCTTTTCTAAAGGAAGCTCGAGCATCTCTTGGTAAACTTTATCTGAACGAATCATATTGATTTTCATAGTAATCTCCTTTCTTATCTACTATTAGTATAATCCCTTACCTAAGGTCAGAGTCAAGAAGAAAATTGAATTTATATCAAGATTCTAGTAATTGTTAGTAAAAAAACTAGAACTTTCGTATCAGACCATAATTTCAAGTAGGTTTACCCATTTTAAATCGTAACAGAAAAAACCACTACTCCTAAGAATAGCGGTTTTATATGTTTTTTAAGCTACTAATGTAGTTGCTCTATTATTTAAGAGTAACTGAATTATGCTATATAAATAGGAAGAGATAAGATGAAAAACCTATAAAATAAGCCTTTGTGCGTTATGAATTACATATAATTTTTACCATAAAAATACAAAAGTTTACAGCTTATGCCCCCTTTTTGCCCCCTATTTTTCTTGAAAAAATTTTATCAAAACACTTGACTTTCTCGGTGTACCGTGATATAATATAATCAAGATAAGGAAAGGAGGTGAGGAAAATGGACAAAGATGATTGGCTCAGATTGGTTGAAAAACTAATTGATAATGGGCCAGCTTACATCACAGCTCTAACTGGTGCATATGCTACATATTACATTTGGAGCAAAGAAAAAAAGCGAAAACCTAGACCTCGCAAGTTTAAGTAATCGCCTTGGGAATAGGGGAGCTACCACTCCCCTCACTCCCTATTATACCATAAAATAGGAACAATACCATGGAAATTTTAATCATAAATATACTGATCGTTTTATTGAGTTATTTTTATTTAAGAGGGCAAAAAGATGAGAAAGCAAATAGAAAAAGTATTAAAAAGCAAAAAGAGCACAAGCGCAATCGCTAAAGGGGCAGATTTGCCTTGGACGACAGTCTCAGACCTTAGAAGTGGAAAAACAAATTTGGACAAAATGTCTTTATTGACAGCAGAAAAATTACAAAAATATGCGGAGGAGCTAGAAATGGAAAACGCGAAACAGCTACTTGAAGAAATTAAAACTAATGATGTGGCGTATGCTATTGTAAATGAAGATGGGGCAGTGTATTGCAACCTTGGTACAAGTAACATCATGGATATTTACGGGCACGATGGCGAAGATGGTCACTTCTACGGTGTTTATGGTGATGCAATTGGTGGGCAGCTTGATAGTCGCAACGTCCCTGATGACGTTATTTTGAAAGCTATTAAACTAATGCTAGGGCTTGGCGAGCCTGTAAAACGTTCAGAATTGTCTATGGGATCAGATTTCAAACACACATTTGTAGATGGATATTTTGAGGTAGTTGAATTGATGAAACAGTCTGGTCTTCTTCATCCTCAGGAAGAAAATGAGAAAGTCAAAGAATGGATTGAGTCTCACAAGGGTGTTGTAGGTTCAACAGTTAAACACCCATCATTTGGAACTGGTAAAGTAGTTAAGATTGAAGACAATGCAATTACTATTGATTTTGAAGATGCTGGAAGTAAATCTTTAGCTCTTGAAGCTGTTGTTAGCAGTAATTTACTAGAATTCTAAAATAATTTATAAGGGTAAAGCAGTGATTTCGGCCACTGCTTTTATTATTGCAAACAAAAAAACCGCAAGCTATTGCCTGCGGTCAGTGTAATCTAATTTGAAAGTCTTTTCTGTTTTTTTTATTTTTCTTCTTTTCGTTTGTCAACGACGGTCACCAGACCATCAGGTTCTGTTTTGAATGCTGGATCTGTGTGTAATTCACCGTTCGCTTTCAAGTAATACCAGCCGTCACCTGATTTGACGAATTGTTTAGATAGCATGTATCCGTCTTTTTCTTCCATGAAATACCATGTTTCACGATATTTAACCCAGCCAGTAGCCATACGACCATCTGATTTGAAGAAATACCAGCGATGGTTAAGGAACATCCATCCTGTGACCATTGCGCCACGTTTATCAAGGTAGAACCAATCTTTACCATCATTAAACCAACGATTGATTAGACAATATCCACGTTCATTGAAGTAGAACCACTCTCCCTTGATTTGCCTCCATGTTTTCGTAGGATAAGAGCCGTCTGACTCCTCCCACCACCAGCCAGTGGCATTTTGGCGCCAGCCAGCTTCAGATAGGCCACCTTCAATGTCTTTCTTGAATTGTTCACGACTGATGCCCCATTTGGCCAAGTAAGGATATGGATCAACATGGTCACTTGCATTTCGTGGCTGGTTATAAGTACAGTATTGGTGCGTCTTAATTCCAGCTAGACTGTCAGAGTCAAGTGTTTTCGGAATTCCAGCTTCGTCTGCAAGATTCCGCAGAAGTTCAACATAGAGCTTATAATCGCGCATGAACTCTTCTTTGGTTTCATGGCTCTCAATCAGTTCAACTTGACCATATCCTTCAACGTTCCAGCCACCACCTACGTCCCATGCTCCACGATCAGTGTACCAGGTTTGCATCACACGACCATTACCAACGACGTGAGAGAAGAAACCAGAATCAGCTGGTCTACGCATGTGATAATCTGCTTCATTTTGAGCGGTGGATCGTGAATTTCCAGTTGAATGAGCATGAATCTGACGATATGGTTGCTCTCCAACCTGTGGCAAATCAGTTCTTAGTCTACTTGTATCAATATCCATGCTTATTCCCCTTTCCAAGCATCGTTCATTTGCTTCACTGCTGACTCAACGAACGTATCAAGATCGCGGTCAGTCATACTGATATTGTATTTTGTAAGTTCAGCACGGATTTTAGTGCGGGCTTGCTCCAGCTTCTCTTCACCCTTATAGCCAGTTTCTGAAGCAACTTGCTCGACGGCATTGACCGCATTTTTGGCCAAGATTTCAACGATTTTGATGGTCTTTTCTCCACCTTTTTTTATGAGAAAATCTTTAATAGCTTTTACTGCGATACCAGCCAGGATAGTCAAGATTCCAGTAGCTGAAGCTACGATGATTTCAGTAATTTGTTGCATGTGTTATTCTCCTTTATTTTTGTCGTCATCTTTTTCAAGCAAGCGCTGAAACGCTTTTAAAATCGGCTGAAAAAGAGTAACGTTTCCTTTTAATTTGCGATAATTTTCAACAAGCGATTGAAAAGTAAATACGATGTATCCAAGGTAAATTGAATACAAGAATGCGAAGCCTGATTTTTCAGGCAAGAGTACAGACATCGGAATGAGGATCATCAGCAAGAGGACTCCTAAAATTTTGCGAAGGAGTCCGTTGATGCCGATTTTGCTCTTATACTCGATGTCGGGATTGGCAATCGCAGCAATCGTTCCAGTCACAAAATCAATGATTTCCATCGAAACAATCAGTGCTAGAGCGTACAAGACCAGTCCGTCCTCAGTCTGGACGACACTTCTTAAAAAATTGAAAAATTCGATTTGCATATATCCCCCTTAATCGATACGTGGCATGACCACAGTAAGCACACCTTGCTGAAGCATATCAGATAGCAACTGATCTTTCCAAGTGTAGCCCTCTGTGGCTTGCATTTGGAACTTGAAAATAGTCTTGGTTCCTTTTGGCCATTTCGGATTTGTATCAAACGGATAAGCACCTGAGATGATGTCTCCGTTGTTGTAACGTTTGTCCTTAGCAAGCGGCTTGATGAATGCTGCTACCTTTCCATAAGCGTGGGTAGGCATACCTCCATTTTGAGATACTGCCAAGGCAATCAAGACCTCTGTAATAGCTGAAACAGTATCAAGATTTTCCTTGTTTTCGGTTACTGCTTGCTCAGCTTTATCCGTTGCCTCTTTGTTCTTTTGTAGTTCTTGAGCTACTTTGCTGAATTTTTCGTTTTCAGCTCGATTGGGGAAATTTTCCTCATAGAGCGACTCAAGAGCTAATTCAAAAAGCTCTGTATTAGACAAGCTGATTTTATCAGCTGGTAGCAAGATAGGTACGATAGCACCATCTGTATTGACTAATGTGACCTTTGTAGCGGATTCTTTTCCGCTTGCATCAAATTCTTGTGATTTTGAACCGTATTCTAATTTCATGCTTTCTCCTTTTTAAATTTTGAAAGATACGTTGTCTAGGTTTAACCATTTTTCGTCAATGTTTCCCTTTACGACTACGTTACCGCTCGGATAGATCCCGACAACGGCAGGGCCATAGTCATTGTTTAAAGCGGTTTTGAATAGCGTTGTGGATGGTCTGAAATTTTCAGGCAAAGTAAAGATAATTGACTCACGGGTAGTCTTTCCGCCTTTACAAGTACCTTTTAAATAAACAATACCGTCAAATGTTTTTGAAAATTGGACATTTCCATAATCTCTATGATGGCTCCACCCATTTTGTAAATTGGCATTTTGCCAAGGTGTTCCTTGAGTGTATTTTTGCATATCATTTTTAGATACGTATTCTATCCAATTCTCCCAGTCATCAACCGTCTTAGACCATCTATGATGTCTGAAATAGACCTGTCCATTATTCCCATAGAATAACTGAATGGCCTCTTTATAGTCGCCATCATTTTTTCCGTAGTTGCTGTAATGAAACAGGTAGCCCCATTGCCCGTTGGGATTACCTTTTGCATTATTAGCTATATAATACTGACCAGGAGCGTCTAGTAGGTTTGCGTTCGTCACATTTGGATTGCCGTCTATCTGTTTTGGCGAGCCTGTATTTGTTGTCAGCTGATACTGTTGAATAGGATTGTCATTGGCAAAGATGTCGCCTTTGACATCCAAAGCACCACGCTCTCTGATTTTGTTGACACCCACGCCTGACCTATCATAAGACAAGACCACGCTCTCTGTGGCTACGTTGACCATGAACTCTGTCCTAGTGAACCTATCCTCTAGAATACCGATAACTACCCATGACTGGTTAGCTAGATAATTGCCTGCAAGATTAGCCTGAGAATTGACTAGACTTGAGATACTTGCCCAGGATCCAGTAGCTGGCCCTGTATCCACTTGAAAGTTAGTAGTCCCAAGCCTTGCAACCTTGAATGTCAATCTCATTGAGTTTTTTTGACTTCCTGATGAGACAGTCAAAGGCGCTATCTTGGCATTTCGTGTGACTGTTAGTGTGCTAGAGGTTGAGCCTGTTCTAGCAATGCTAAAGCTTAATGCTGGAGCAAAATACTCAAGCACGGTTACAGATACCTCTC